ATTCCTTCCATCCACCTCCACCACCATTGGATTGTTCCCAGCCACCGGTTGTTTGATTCCATTGACGGGGTGTTGTTTGTGGTTGTTGTGCGAACTGACTGAAATCGTAAGGCATAATACTCTCCAAGAGTTAAGAAGTTATATACTCAAGTATTACATAAGTTGTTGTATAAGCGCTATAATTAAACGCTGTGGTTATCGATACCCTTTCGTATGTTTTCCCATCTGTCATATTAACACCAGTATCAACTTTCAATTCAATATTATTGGCTAACGTCGTAGAAGAGTACGGTAGAGGTATACTTCCCGTTGATGGATTTGTAGCGCATCCATATATTCTTGTAAGTCTTATTGCTGAATTAGTAAGAATATCAGTTAGATAAGTTTTAGTTGTACTGTTGGGTAGTGCGCCGAAGTTAACAACTTCACGGATAACTTGTCTGAATGTCGGGGTTGTTGAACTTGCAGATGTTAGGGATGGATTTGGAAAGAATAACTCAGAGTTAACAAACTGTTGTGTAACAAAATACCCAGAGCTCTTTAAGTTCACTGCAAGAGCCATATCATTAAGGTTCTGATACAGACGAATGAGAAGTTCTTTGAGCGCAGGATCATCTATGTTCGCATTCTCAACATTACTGACATCCCACACATTTGTTGATGGTATGTAAACACCTGCATACCCTGGTTGAATTTCTGCCATTGTATCTCCTTAAGATAATCTTGAAGACATGCGCTTCGAGTGTAAAACCAGACCATTAAGCTCAAAGTCTGACCAAGCTATTCTTGGGTTAGTTATCTGATCTGCAGAATAGTACATGTTGAGCTGTATGCATTCACCTTGGGATTGAAAGTACATCGCATGCCATAATCTGTCTTGAAATTTCTCGAGCGGTGCATAATCTGCAGAATAGGCAGAGGTTTCAAGAATCCCTGTACCCAAGATGGCTTGTGTAGAATTGCCATCCGATATCATTGACAGATTGACTGCTGAAGATGGAGAATAATCCACTGTTATCTGGCCTACAGCTGTCTTATCTACACAGAATTCTATCTTAGAGATATATACGTTGTTACCATCACCAACATAGGGGTTCCATTGTTTGGTTTGAATACTGATGTTGCTGACACGGGCAGAGGTTCCCCCACCAAGATATACTTGGCCATTAGTCAAAGCCATAGAAATATCATTCGCTGCAACTGTTATAGTATTAGAATCTACTACAGATGATACCTTATAAATAGTATTAAATGTTCCGGTAAGACCTAGATTCTCAAGAGATATGTAATCATCTGTAGTAAGAGTGTGATCAATTATAACCGCTGTAACTATTCCCGATGAAACAGTAAGATTAGTAATTTGCATAACAGCGGCATTCCGAGCAATATCAGCCGATACTAAGAATATATACCCTTGTTGATTACCCGCTATTACTTGTCTGAACTGCGCCTCTATGACACCACTATTCCATTCAAATTCTGCTTGCTCCCAAGTAATTGGCGCAGAGGATTGCCATGTCATACTATTTTGTTGCTCAAAGTAGCCAAAAGTAGTAATGCAATCATTATTAAATGCCCATGATTTGTTCTGATAGTTGTAGGTAAGTACCTTATTGCAATAGGTATTAATATTGTTATCAGAAGGGAATGTCCAATAGACCATTTCCACTAAGTAATCACGTATACCAGCTATCCGAGCAACACCAGTCTTCTTGTCTTGAATATCAAATACTTTCTCAGGAATAAGATGATCTATACGAACAACGTTGGCGCCATTACACGCATGAACACCAGTGTTTCCAATAGAGAGCACCTCTTTATCGAAGGGTACCGTAGAAAATGTTGCTTCTGAACCGAGCTCAGTATTAATTTTTTGCCACACAAAGGGAAGTATATTATTACCGGTTGCTGCTAGTTCCCATGTAGATCGTTCAAAATAAATGATAAGACGATCTTTTATGAACTCAGCTGAGACAATAGCCTCTTGGGTTGTAGCATCAATAAAACCACCACCGTCTCCTATACCGCCTACATTATCTTGAGTACTTGGCTCATAAAAAGCATTAGGGGTCGTCGGGTCACCGTTATGGGAGAACCTGCAACGATTAACATATTGGGTAGTTGCACCATTACCACTATTACTATTAGATCCATCATTCTCGATAGTATTGAGCAAGAGTAGGCGATTCTTGAAAGCAATTATTATTCTAGATGTCTTAACAAAGGGACCGGTTGTTGGACCAGTCACAGGAGCATAGCGAGGAGAGAAGGAAGTCCAAGAAACACCATCTGCTGTATACCACATCGGATCATCAGTAGTAGTATTTGGAATTGGAACAGATGCATTAAAATTAGTAACAAACATTGCTGGAGTATTGGTAGCACCACGCCAGTTGGTTGCCCAAAAGAACTGTGCATTAGAACCATGGAATATTAATGAGCTTGATGATCCACTACGAGTCCATTGACCACCAGAGTATAGATATGCGAACTGAGTATCAAAGGCGTATGCAGGAAAGTTATTGATTTCTCCGCGAGCATATTGGGTAAGCCCCATGATTGGATTGGATGGATACCAGTAAACAACTGTCCCATCTGGCACAAGGGAGCCTTGAATCACAAAATTACCGTTAGATACATCAAAAGTTGCTGTTGCAGATGAACTATCTGATCTTAACATAGGCTGTGCGCCAGCAGTAGAACTTATAACGGTAAAAAGTACTGTTGTAGTAACGCTCGAGATAATTCCTGTAACCGAAAATGCCTGTCCTATATGTCCAATTCCACCAGGTACTGTTCCTGAAAGACTCCCTACAGATGGCATAGATGTAGTTGTTCCAACATTAATACTTGCACGAGATAGTAACTGCTGCTGAACAGTTGTTGTTGCTCCTGATCCTGTATAGTATGATCCAAAACGTTTTCTAACACGTCCACGAAAGGTGTATGCATTGGTAAGACCAACAAAAGCATCGTCCATAATTAACCAGGGCTTGAGATCTGTCTGCAAACCACTATTCATAGGAGCTATGAGATATCTGTCAAAAGCCATTGTATCTCCTTAGGCCACTTGTCCAATACCGATTGCCAAGAAGTTAAAGCCCACTGTGCTTGCTGTTGGAGCATTTGTAGTGACTTTGAACTTTAATGCCGTACTTGCTCCAGACTCAGTTGACAGTTGAAATAGGGCATTATTTGCTGAACCGGCAGGTATATTGCTGGTTATAGTAGTAAATTGAACAAAGGGAGCACCAACAAATTGCGCTCCTACACCGGTAGGATAGTTCACTGTCATATTCTGACTTGCTGACCCTACAGGTATAGTACCCATTACCACTAAAACACCTGATGGAAAGAAGGTATATAGATAAGTATATGGTACAGTGTCAGAATAAGTACCAGTCTTGTAAGCAGTTATGGGAGTCTGAACACCATCACTGGATCTTTGAAAGTATATTTCATTATTTCCCGTGGGCATATTCTTTTTACATACTAGAACAACTTCGTTGGGAGCAGCAACGGTAAACGCTGTTTGAACAGGCATACTCAATTGCTTATGCTTACCAAAGTCATTATTGATACCAAAATCAACGTGGTTTACGTTAAGATATGTAGATAAACTTGCAAAATTTGTGAGTATATCACCTTGAGAAATTGATAATTGATCTGTGGGCTGCGGTATCGTAGCCGAATACGTTAAACTTGCCATGTTATCTCCTAAAAGTTTGCTGTTCCATTACCCCAACCCCATCCGCTTCCACCGATTCCAGATTGCTCCGTGTAGATCGTTGCAGCACGTTGATTGTTAAGCTGAACCAATGTTCTACGTAATACCAATGTCTCTTGTACCTTAAACTCAGGCATGATTAGATTCACCGAATCCATGTCCAATTTATCTTCAAATACCTTCTTGGCAGCGCCATATGCAATATACTGCCACCATTCATTGAGTTGAGGGAATTGATTGGTTTCCATGAGGTAGGTAGGTCTCATATATACTTCAAAGTTCACACGGTATGATTGATCGGGAACTGGACGCATGGTTATCTGGTTTCCATAAAACAACA